ATGACAGGTCTGACAATAAAGCAAGAGGCTTTCTGTCAGGCATACATCGAAACGGGTAATGCTTCTGAGGCTTATCGGACGGCGTATGCTGCTGACAAGATGAAGCCTGAGGTAGTACATGTTCAAGCATGTAAGTTGCAGGATAACCCTAAGATAGCCCTAAGGATAAAAGAATTGAGGGGTGAGATTAAGCAACGCCATAACGTCACCGTCGATTCTCTCCTCGCTGAACTGGAAGAGGCGAGGCAGAAAGCCTTAAGCGCCGAGACGCCACAATCATCTGCAGCTGTAGCGGCGACAATGGGTAAGGCTAAGCTGGTCGGCCTTGATAAGCAGATTATCGATCACACCTCATCTGATGGAACTATGGCAACGAAGCCAACCACTATTCGCCTGGTAGGAGTTGACCCAGCAAATGGAAAGCCAAGTTGACCTCCAGATACCTGCCAAGTTAGTTCCTGTATTCGCGACAGAAGGAGTCCGTTATCGTGGTGCTCACGGTGGACGTGGATCTGCTAAGACGCGTACTTTTGCACTAATGACTGCCGTCAAAGCGTATCAAGCGGCAGAAGCCAATATCAGTGGAGTTATCCTGTGCGCTCGAGAATACATGAACTCGCTGGAAGAATCCTCCATGGAGGAGGTAAAGCAGGCAATTCGCTCCGTGGCGTGGCTTGACGATTACTTCGACATTGGAGAGAAATACATCAGGACAAAGAACCGCAAGGTCAGCTATGTATTCTGCGGTCTTCGCCATAACCTAGACAGCATCAAATCAAAAGCGCGAATTCTTGTAGCCTGGGTTGACGAGGCCGAGTCTGTTTCTTCGACTGCGTGGAAAAAGCTTCGCCCGACCGTTCGTGAAGAAGACTCAGAAATCTGGGTTACGTGGAACCCGGAGAAGGACGGCAGCGCCACCGACAAACTTTTCAGAAAGAATCCCCCAAAAAGCTCAATGATTGTCGAGATGAACTATGTCGACAATCCATGGTTCCCTGCGGTGCTTGAGGAAGAGCGACAGGAAGACCTGGCAAACCTTGATTACGCAGATTACGCGTGGATATGGGAAGGCGCATATCTCGAAAACTCAGATAAGCAGGTGCTGGCTAACAAATACGTCGTGCAGAGCTTCGAAGACAATCTATGGAGAAAATCAGAGCGCTTGCTGTTCGGTGCTGACTTCGGATTCGCGAAAGACCCCAGCACACTCATTCGCATGTTCATTCTGGATAACAACCTCTACATCGAATACGAGGCCTACGGCAATGGCGTAGAACTCGACGATATGTGGAAGTTTTACGCAGGCAAAACCGATGCCACGCCGAAACAGCTTGAGGACTGGAAGGTCACTGACGATACGAAATTCCCCGGTATCCCTGAATCGCGTAAATGGCCCATCAAAGCCGACAACTCCAGGCCAGAAACTATCAGCCATATCAAAGGGCAGGGATTCAACATCTCAGCTGCTCAGAAATGGCAGGGTAGCGTAGAGGACGGCATCACTTTCCTACGTGGATTTAAGAAGATCATCATCCATCCTCGCTGCAAAGAAACAGCGAAAGAGGCGCGGCTTTACTCGTACAAAACAGACCGTATCACTGGCGAAGTCTTGCCGATTATCGAGGATAAGTACAACCACTGCTGGGATGGAATCCGATACGGTCTGGACGGGTATATCAAACGCAAACCTCAATCGATGGGGATGATGATTCCTAAGCGCCTTAGGGGGAAATAATCATGAAAAACAAATGCAAATGCCCTGGCTGCGAACGCAAAAGAAAAGGCGGGCCGGGTTATCAGCCATGTGCCACCAAATATCCTGCCCGGGGAATTGCTCCACCACCTAAACGACCATAACGGACAATCCATGACTGACAAATTAACACTAGCCGTCAATCACGCGCTGAATGACGTCAGGCTTGCTCGCGCCCGCATGGGGCTACTTAATCCTTCAATGGGTTTGGACGCTAAGCGTAATTCAGCCTGGTGCGAATACGGATTCAAAGAAGAATTAACCTTCGATGACCTTTACAAGCTCTACCGCCGCGGTGGTATAGCTCACGGTTCCGTAGAAAAGCTTGTTGGTAAATGCTGGCAGTCAAACCCTGAAATCATTGAGGGTGAAAAGTCAGATGAAACACGCATGGAAACGTCGTGGGAGTCCAAAACTAAGCAGGTTTTCACTAACCGACTTTGGCGCGCGTTTCTTGATGCTGATCGGCGACGTCTAGTTGGCCGCTATGCAGGAATTCTCCTGCATATTCGAGATAATAAAGCGTGGAATCTGGAACCAACGAAAGGGCGTGGTCTGGAAAAAGTAAGTATTGCATGGGCCGGTTCACTGAAAGTCAGCGAATGGCATGACGGAGTGGTTTCAAAGAATTATGGTCAGCCGAAGATGTGGCAGTACACAGAGATTCTACCCAATGGTTCCTCTCGCCGTGTCGACATCCACCCTGGTCGAGTTTTCATTCTTGGTGACTATACAGACGATGCGATCGGTTTCCTTGAGCCTGCATACAACGCTTTTGTCAGTCTGGAGAAGGTGGAAGGTGGTTCCGGTGAGTCGTTCCTGAAGAACGCTGCACGCCAGCTTAACGTCAACTTTGAAAAGGAAATCGACTTCAATAATCTGGCGTCGCTGTATGGCGTGAGTATCGATGAGCTACAGGAAAAGTTTAACGAAGTTGCCGGGGAAATTAACCGGGGTAACGACGTGTTAATGACCACGCAGGGGGCGACAGTTACACCACTTGTCACTGCCGTAGCAGACCCAACAGCAACCTACGACGTTAACCTCCAGACAGCTTCCGCTGGAGTAGATATTCCGACTCGCATTCTCGTAGGTAATCAGCAGGCCGAGCGTTCCAGCACAGAGGACCAGAAGTACTTCAATGCTCGCTGCCAGTCCCGACGAGGCGAATTGTCATTCGAGATTGAGGACTTCTGCGACAAGTTGATTAACCTCGGCATTATCGACCCGATAGGCCATAAAACAGTTATTTGGGACGACCTTAATGCGCAAAGCGATAGTGAAAAACTGGATGCCGCGCAGAAGATGTCGCAGATAAACAGCGCATCATTAGCAACAGGCGAGCAGGTATTTACTGGTGAAGAGATTCGTGTGGCTGCCGGGTATGAGGGTTCACCTGAACCACTTCCGGAGATAGATGATGACGAAGAAGAAAGCGAAATCACCGATACTACCCGGAAACCTTAAAGACCCGACAGGCGCTGACCGCCTTGAGCGCGGAGCAATGAACGAGTTAGCCAGGCGAATGAAACGCATTGGCAAAGCCTACAAGGACATCCTCGACCGCATTCCTGCATCACCATCAGTAAACCAGCGCTACACCTTCGAACTCGACTCCACCCAGCTATCAATGCTCCTCAGCAATGCCTCATTGCTGGTGGATGAGATTTTGGGTGCGGATAACGAGACGGGGTTCTGGTTCTGGACTGATTACGTCAACCCGGCGTATCAGCGCGGCACGGCGCAGGAATTTGCCAATCTGGCGCAGCAGTCAGCCGTGTACGCGGCAGGACAGGAAAGCGTATCGGCAATCCTCCTGAGTGAGCCGTACCGCCGCAGACTAATTCTGGTTCGCGCTCGCACCTTTGAGGAAATGAAGAACATCAGTGCCACTGTTACAGCCGATATGGCGAGGATACTGACCGATGGTCTCGGGCGCGGACAGAACCCTCTGGAGATAGCGAAGCGCATCACTGAGCAGACAGGTATTGAGTCTCGCCGGGCTAATCGTATTGCCCGGACGGAGATTACCACCGCGCTGCGCCGTGGTCGATGGGATGAATCAGATGAGGCAACGGAGCAATACGGGATACTCACCCGTCAACTGCATTTGTCAGCGCTCAGCACGACCACCAGGCAGTCTCACGCGTTACGACATGGAAAGCTCTACACAACGGAAGATGTGAGGGAGTGGTACAGCATCAATGGAAACGCAATCAACTGCAAATGCACTCAGGTATCTGTTCTCGTTGATGAGGCGGGAAATCCTCTTTACCCGAACGTTATCAACATGGCCAGAAAAAGGCTGGAGAAAGCGAAGCAGGCAGGACTGGTTCCCAATTATTCGCATTGCGGTTGTGGGCGCAAGCACGCTGCATAAACGTGAGAATCTTCAATGAAAGTACAGGTTAATGTCACTTCAAAAGTGAACAGCAAAGCCATTCGCAGGGAACAACACAACGGACGTGAGCACTGGGTTGTTCCCTCCTACACCCTCCCAGCTAACGTGGTCATGAACGGCGGACTCTATCCTGCCAGCGAAATTGACCAGCACTATACCGGTCTGGAAGGGACGCTGGCACCGCTGGGACATCCACAGGTAAACGGCCAGTTTGTTTCGGCTTTCAGTCCTGAAGGCTTGAATGTGGGATATGTCGGGGCGTGGAACAAAAACGTCAAGAAGTCAGGTAACCGTGTCTACGTCGAGAAGTGGATCGACACAGAAGTGGCAAAGCGTACAGATGATGGCAAGCGTCTTCTTGAGCGTCTTGAGGCGCTGGAGAAAGGCGATGATGTTCCGCCAATCCATACCAGCGTTGCCGTATTCCTGGAAGAACTGGAAGCGAACGATGAGCAGAAAGCTCAGGGGGCTTCATGGGTTGCGAAAATTCACGCGATGGATCATGACGCCATCCTTCTGGATGAGGTTGGCGCGGCCACGCCAGAGCAGGGGGTAGGGATGATGGTTAACGCTGACCTCGCCACGCCACTGAAGGCTAATTCCGGTGCGCTGGTTGGCGAAACCTATCGCGAGCGAGAGCGGCGTCTGGAGAAGTATGCGAAAGATAAATTCGCTCCCGGAGAGAAAGAATACGCCTGGGTGGCTGACTTCACTGACTCGCAGGCCGTAATCATCCTCAACAATGGCGATCCGAAGGTTTACGGATACAAATCTGAGGGCGGAAAGATTGTCTTTGACGATACCTGGACAGAGGTTCAGCGCCAGAGTTCATGGGTTGCCGTCGTCAACAAGCTCAAATCATTTTTCACACCGCAGGATAACCCTGCACCAAACCACAAAATGGAGGGCGACATGCCTTTAACCAAAGAAGAACTGGAACAAATTGGCAGCATGGTTAGCGAGGCCGTCGCCACCAATACCGAAAAGGCTATCAAGCCTCTCGCGGAAAAGGTTGATGCGCTACAGGCCAATCAGCAACAACTTTCTGAAGCCCTGACTGCCAACTCCCGCGCCGAAGAGAAAACGAAGCGTGAAGCGGTGGCAAAAGTTCACGGCGAGATTGTGGCTAACGCCCTGTCTGGCGAAGCGCTGGACGCGATGTACAAAACCATTGGTGATGCCGCACCGCTGGGTACTAACTCTGCTCAGCATCAGAAAGAAACTGGCGCACCTGCCGCATCTGAATACTTCAAATAAGGAGCCTGGATAATGTCACGTTATCGTCGCGTTAATATCGACGGGGAATCGCTCTACAAGACCGAAACCCGCCTCACCTCCGCAGAACTACTGCCAGGCACTGCCGTCACTATTAACAGTGATGGTAAGTTCGCACAAGCCACTGCATTAACTGGCCGCATGTACATTATCGATTGCACTTATCACCATGGACTTGGCATTCGTGATGCCGTTCCTGCTGGCGATTCTGCTGTTGGCAACTATGTAGAAGAAGGCCGTGAACTTGCGCTTCTGTGTGTACCTGGCGCGTACAAGAAGGACAGCCCGATTAAGCTTGGCGCGGCTGGTCAATTCACACTGGCAACTGGCGACACCGATTCAGTAATCGGCTACAGCCAGGACGAGTTCACCATCGCAGCCAGTACCACCGATTTCATTCGCGTTCGTATGCGCGTTGGCACTGCCGCCGCTGCAGGCGCGTAACAAAAGGATAAACATATATGTATTTCTCTAAAGAGACACTGGCGACCAACTCGCGCCTTGGTGGTCACTGGAATGAGCTTTGGGCAAACCGCAACATGTGGAACGCACAGCATGATGCCATGATTGCGGCAAATCGTTCTAATATGACTCCTGAATGGCTAGCGGTTAATGCTGTAGGCGGTTTTACGCGTGATTTCTGGGCCGAAATTGACCGTCAGGTGCTGCAACTGCGTGATCAGGAGGTTGGCATGGAAATCGTCAACGACCTGATTGGTGTGCAGACCGTTCTTCCTGTTGGCAAAACAGCAAAGCTTTACAACGTTATTGGTGATATCGCTGATGATGTTTCTGTAAGCATTGACGGTCAGGCTCCATTCTCATTTGACCATACCGAATATGCGAGCGACGGAGACCCGATTCCGGTATTCACCGCAGGTTACGGTGTGAACTGGCGTCATGCTGCTGGTCTTAACTCTCTCGGTATTGACCTTGTGCTGGATTCGCAGATGGCTAAAATGCGCAAGTTTAACCAGAAGCGCGTCAACTACTATCTGAACGGCGACCCGAATATTCAGGTGCAGTCCTACCCGGCGCAGGGTATCAAAAACCACCGTAACACCAAGAAGATCAACCTTGGTTCTGGTTCGGGTGGCGCAAATATCGACCTGACCACTGCCGATATGACAGCACTGTTTGCTTTCTTCGGGAAAGGCGCATTTGGTACGCTGGCGCGCGCCAACAAAGTCGCTCAGTATGATGTGATGTGGGTGTCACCTGAAATCTGGGCTAACCTGGCTCAACCATATGTAGTAAACGGCGTAGTTAGCGGCAACGTACTGAATGCTGTGCTGCCATTTGCGCCTGTTCGTGAAATTCGCCAGACCTTTGCGCTCAGTGGCAACGAGTTCATTGCCTATGTTCGCCGTCAGGACATCATTTCTCCGCTGGTTGGTATGGCTGTTGGCGTCGTGCCGCTGCCGCGTCCGTTACCTAACGTTAACTACAACTTCCAGATCATGTCTGCTGAAGGTTTGCAAATCACCGCAGACGACCAAGGCCTGTCCGGAGTTGTCTATGGCGCTAACCTTGTGTAAGGAAATGGTATGGCTAAATACGAAGTTGTACGACCATGGTTCGGCGTAAAGGTTGGCGATGTGGTGGATATAAAAGAACTGCATCCAGCCCTGAAGTCGAACGTTCGCCTGATGCGTGGAGAGGCGGGTGGTGACCTAACACCGGCAACTCCAGAAGCGAAATCAGGCCGACGCCGTAAAAACGAAGAAGACGAATAGCCGCGAAAGCGGTTTTTTTATGCCCTCTTCGGAGGGCCATAAGAGGCTCGCATGATTACCACAGTACAGGGCAAGGAATATCTGGAGTCAGTGGGTATCACGCTGCCAGATTTCATTCTGCAGGCTATCGTAGAGCAGGCTAACAGTATTCAGGAGTGCCTCGATGCACATTACCCGCCCGCAACGGCGCTGCTAATTCAGTCCTATTTACTGGGTTTAATGGCGTTGGGGCAGGGTGATAGATACATCAGCTCTCAGACCGCGCCTAACGGCGCATCGCGTTCATTTCGGTATCAGTCTTTTTCTGACCGATGGAAGGGGTCCTTATCACTGCTGCGTGGCGCTGACAAATTCGGTTGTGCCAATGGACTCATCCCTCCAGACCCGACCAATACAGCGTTTGCTGGTATCTGGATTGGTAAAGGTGGTTGCATGTGTAATGGGGCTAAGTAATGGCATGGATATCGGTTAAGCAGCGATTGCCTGAGCCGTTCGTCAAAGTCTGGGTGATGACAGACATTGGTAAGCGCGTTACCGGCTATGTCAAAAGCAACGGTGACTGGTATCTGTTGTGTCGAAAGGTGGCAGCGGAAAAACCGGAGGTGATCCGGTGGGAGGATGGCAATGTCTGAAATAGCACGCTGGAGTTACACCAACGTTGCGACCATCTACCCGCGCGTCTACGACGACTGGAATAACGCCTGGACAAGCGGAACTCCCTACCTGATTGACTGCACCTGGACGGCAAACAATGAAGTTGCTGTAGATGCCAGCGGGAAAGAGTTCACCACGAACCTGATTTTCTTCACTGAACTGAAGCGTAATGGTGTCGATGCGACCATGCCGCAGCGAGACTGGTATATCGCCAGAGGTGACACAACGGCGCAGGACGATCCGCTGAAAGCTGGTGCAAACGTCATCAAAGCCGTAACCGACTGGGATATGTCACCATTTAGCGAGGAACCAGACTACAAAATTCTGACGTGAGGCGATCATGCCCGTTAAAGGTATCAAGCGTGTTCAGATGAACACCCGCAAGGTGCTGGCAGAAATTGCCGGGCCACGCACAGAAAGAGTGCTGACTGAGGTCATGATTGTCGGATCATCTCACGCCGCGCTACTTACTCCCATTGACACATCCACGCTTATCAACAGCCAGTACAAAAAGCTTGAACCAATGCCCGGTGGGATGCAGGGAAAGGTCGGGTACACGGCTGCATACTCTGCCGCCGTTCACGGTATGTCCGGGAAGCTAAAAGGCCAGCCGCGTGAACACTTCGGCAGAACTCGCGCTGGAAAAGAATTCGGTGGCGGCACGGGGAAGGGGAACTACTGGGATCCCGATGCCGAGCCGGGGTTCCTGACCAAAGGCTTCGAGCGTGACGGTCTCAACGAGATAAAGGCCATCATCAAGCAAGGGTACAAAGTATGACACGTAGCGAAGTGTATGACGCGCTGAGAGCGTGGTTGCAATCGCATGGCTTTGATGCTGGCTATCGCATCCAGAAACGCTTCTGGAATGAACTGGAGAGTACGGAGGGGGAACGATATCTCATTATCCAGCAGAACGGCGGCGGCAAGCCAGAAGAAGCGATAACCCGCGATTATTTCCGAATCCTCCTCCTGTCAGGCCAGAACGACAGCAATATTAACCAGGTTGAAGACCGCGCCGACGCCATCCGTCAGGCGATGATCGACGACTACAGAACCGAATGCATCATCTCGATGCAGCCAGTCGGCGGCATCACCGCCATCCAGACCGAAGAAGGCCGTTACCTCTTCGATATTTCCTTTCAAACCATCATTTCCAGATAACACGGAGATAAAGACATGGCATGTGAAGCAGGTGCTTTCACAGGGCGTGATGTCGTCGTTTATTACGCGATTGGCTGCCCGGAAGTACAACCTACCGCCAGCGCTTACCAGCGACTCGGCATGATGCGCGGTAAAACAGTTAATGCAGAGTGGGAAACTGCAGATGCAACTGCCGATATGAGCGCCGCGTTTACGCAGGAAAATCTTGTTACCTATAAGAACATTTCGTTCTCTGGTGACGGCGTTACCCGCAAAGAGGATGTATACGCGCAGAACGCGCTGAAGCGTCACGTTTATAACCCGCCAGCGGAGACCAGCAACCAGCCGTATGTGTGGTTCAAAATCATCTCTCCAAACGATATCACCGAAGGGCCATTCATGGTTACTTCATGGGGTGATGAAGCTCCACACGATGATGTGGCAACGTGGTCCATTGAGGCATCAAGTGCAGGTCAGGTTGACGTGCGTGATGTCGGGGCAGTTATTACCATTACCACCCAGCCGCAGGGTAAAACACTGACTGCTGGCGACACCCTGACTCTCACAGTTGCAGCTACTGTTTCAGATAGCTCATCATTGACTTATCAATGGAAAAAAGACGGAACCAATGTGAGCTCCGGTGGTACGACAGCTACATATACTAAGTCCAGTGCGACAACAGGCGATTCTGGTTCATATACTTGTCAGATTAGCTCCAGTACCGCAGCCAGTGTAACCACCAATCCGGTCACAGTGACTGTCAACGCATCGTAATTTCTTGCTCAGGAGGCACCGTCCTCCTTTTTCTTATGGGGATTCATGAAAGCAATCACCGATATCGGCCAGGCTGTCATTCGCGCCGGCGACAAAGAGATATTTCTTAATCCTTCATTCCTCGCTATGTCCAGAATCGGAACGCCTGAACAAATCGTTGATGTTTTCGTGAAAGTTCATGCGGGCCATTACCCAAAGCACAGAATTGCTGACCCCCAGATACTAAAAGCGGCTAATGCCCGCTGCTTTGCTGAAATGGCGGCAGCTGCAGCCAACGTAGTCAAGCGCTGTTCTGAAGGTGACGTTGCTGAAGTTATCGGTTCCTACTCGGTGACTAGTGCGGGGCGACTTCTGTTCAAGCCGGGAGCCATCCCGATCGAGGATGTTATCCAGATTGCCCGCCATCTGATTCTTCATGGTGTATGGGCGACCAGCCACCGGAAGAATTCGAAGGAAAGAAGGGTGAATACAGCGACAAATTCGATGTACGGTCATTCGTCTATACTGCTGTTGCTCACCTCGGCATGAGCGAGTCAGACGCATGGGATATGACCATGACCAGCTTCCGGGCCGCCATGAACGCTAAATTTCCGCAGAAAGAGAAAGCCAGAGTGCCGACTCAGGAGAAATACGACGAAGTCATGGGCTGGGCCGAACAAATGCTGGCGATCGACGCGCAGAGGCATGGTCCGCACTAAATGGCCCGCTCAGGTTGAGGTAAGCGATGAAGCAGGCGCTAAAAGCCGCCCAGAATGGTGCTGAATGGATTATCTCAATGATTATGTCTTTTGCCGCGCCAGTAGCAGACAGCAAGCAAGAATAAAACTCTTATACTTGCACCATGACATATAGCAAAGAGGATATAGAGTGGTTCAGGGAGGCGATGTCTTCAAAATTGGAAAACATCGAAAAAACATTATATATCCTGACTAAGGAAAAGAAAGCTTAGCCATTCACTACCGCTAGTGCGTAATATTTGCATTGGTTATGTAATGATCGCTTCTTGATGCTTTGTTACCATATGCCTATTAACTCAGGAGAGGGGAAAATAGGCATGGTTTGGGGGCTACTTGGTTGCATTCTGCTACTTTTAATTATTCTGCTAATCTGTTTTATCAAACTCAAATCACAGAAAAAGAAACATGATGCTGATATGGAGAGATTCAGCAAGATTGTAGATCTTGAGGCAGAGGAATTAAGGTTACGCAATCAACTTAATGAAGAGGAAAAATCATTCAGAAAAAAATTATCTGATGATGAGGAGAGTGCCAGACAAAGCATTCAGCAAGAAATTGAAGGGAAGCGTAAAGCATTCGACAAAGAGTTTAACGAAAAAAGCTCCGCCCTTGACAAGAAAGAAAAGGCAGTGCAGGAGGCTCTTTCTATCCATGAAGCAGAACTGGCTGCTTTGAAGTCAGAGTACAGAGAAAAACGGGCTCTTCTCGTAAAGCTAACTGAAAAGCTATCCAGTGTTAGTGATGCTGCTGCAATGATTGATTATGGCGTATATGAGCCAACCTTCGATTATCATGATTCAGTAGCTTATCAGGAAGCCATTACCAAAAATAAAGAAAGGCAAAAGATCCTGTTGAGGCAAGAGGCTGCATGTGATTTCAGCACCGACTGGCAGGTCAATGGCAGTAAAGCTGAAGGCAAAAAAATGGTTAAGCGCTACGTGAAGTTGCTTGTCAGGGCGTTCAATAGCGAGTGCGATGCAGCGATTGCCAAAATAAAAGCCGGTAATGTTGAACAACTACAGAAGCGAATTGAGAGCGCTTTCGATGCTATCAATAAGTTCGGCGAGTCCATGAATATTAGAATCACGTATGATTATCTTAACCTCCGCCTTGAAGAACTTCTGCTCTGTCATGAAAAGGAGCTGAAGCTGCAAGATGAGCGAGAAATACTAAGAGAAGAACGTGAATTGCAGCGCGAAGAAGAAAAAGCGCAAAGAGAATATGAAAAGGCCATCCGCGAGGAGCAGAAGGCAGAACGTGACTTCGAAAAAGCGATGGAGCGGGCTCGCAAGGAACTTGAGAAAGCAACAAGTGCAGAAAAAGAACAAATTGAACAAAGAATCGCTGAGCTTGAGCAGCAACTTGAAGAGGCCAGGAAGCTTTCAGAACGAGCAAAATCTCAGGCTCAACTCACCCGCAGTGGTCATGTATACGTTATCTCAAATGTGGGGGCATTTGGCGAAGGTGTATATAAGATTGGATTAACCAGAAGGCTGGTGCCTGAAGAGAGAGTCAATGAGCTTGGCTCAGCATCTGTGCCGTTCAAGTTCGATATTCATGCACTTATCTATTCTGATGATGCTCCTGCTCTGGAGGCTAGTCTGCATAATGAGTTCTCAGCTCATCGAGTAAACCTCATTAATAACCGCAAGGAGTTTTTCCGCGTACCACTGAAGTCTATTGAGCAGAAGGTTAAGAGTCTTGGCTTTGATGCTGCGTTTGTAGAATTTGCCAAAGCACCAGAGTACAGACAAACTCTGGCCTTGCTTGATGAGAAGAGCAAACGAGAAAGTCTTCATGAAGCGATTGAGCACAAAGTTGAAGAAGAATTCCCAGAAATGGCTTAGCTTACGCAACGATATGACGTGAAACCCGCTACGGCGGGTTTTGTCGTTCCTGCTGACCTCTCCTCCAACAAATGATAGGATTTTACCATCTTTTAATGTTGGGGATAGGGATATGAAGAAGATTGTCGCAGCAATAGCAATGCTATGTTCCATGGTGAGCACTTCAAGTTTTGCTAGCGAGGTTAGTGCAGCCCAAAGTGCAATAAAAAATCAGATGAAAGATCCCGATAGTACGAACTTTAAGAGTGTCAGAGAGATTACAAACTCTCAAGGCGGGAGATTTGTTTGCGGCGAGGTTAATTCAAAAAACTCCTACGGCGGTTATGTGGGGTTTAAGACTTTTGCCTACCAGGGGGGCAGAACAGTGATTGATGGTTCGTTCTCCAATCCTGATGATTATGAATTTCTCGCTTTATCAGGATGTGCTGGGCCTGACGCTGAAAAGGTAGCGCTTGCAAACAAGCAGGCAAAGATAGGATGCCAGATCTCATGGGAACAAATTACAGATGTTGTTCTCTTTAATAAATCCGCTGAGGCATCTGCTGATAACGCTATCGCTAAGATAAAGTTAAAAAATCCCAACCTAGATCCGAGTGTTGCTGTAAATATGAAATCTCAATTCATAACTTCAGTAAATGCTATGAAGGCAGATAGCTCATTTGTGGAAAGTGTTAAAAACAATACAAATGCAACTCGAGCAATATTTATGAAAGAGTGCATAAATAACACGTCAAAAGCGATTTCTGGAATGTAAAGAATCTATGAATGCAAACCTCGCTCCGGCGGGGTTTTTTATTGCCCGGAGAAAATGAAATGGCCGAGAACGTAGGTGATATTGAATATGTAATTAAAGCTGATACGGCTCAGCTGTTGCGTGCTGATAAGCAGGTCCGTGATATAACAGACGGCATGGAAGGTGGATTCAACCGCGCAGATAAGGCAGCTTCATCGCTAACATCATCCTTCGGTAGCCTAAGCCGGGTTGCCACTTCCCTCATGGCAATTTTGTCTGTGCAGCAGGTGGCTCAATACGCTGACGCATGGACTACTCTCAACAACAAACTAGCAAACGCCCTTCGGCCTGGCGAGCAACTGGTTGACGTTACTGAGCGAGTATTCAACATCACACAGCAAACTCGCGGCAGCCTCGACGCTACAGCTTCTTTGTATGCCAGGCTGGAGCGGGCAACCAGGGAATATGGAACCAGCGCTGATGATCTGGCTAAGCTGACAACAATAATTAACCAGGGCTTTGTGGTCTCCGGTGCGACTGCTCAAGAAGCAGAAAACGCTATTATCCAGTTGTCTCAGGGGCTGGCATCTGGCGCGCTGCGCGGTGAAGAATTTAACTCAGTGAATGAGCAGGGCAACCGTCTGATCGTTGCACTTGCCGACTCTATGGGTGTTGGCATTGGGCAGATGCGTCAGATGGCAGCCGCTGGAAAACTGACTACTGATGTTGTGGTTAACGGATTACTTTCACAGGGGGTGACGATCGGCAATGAGTTTGCCAATACCACGACAACTATCAGTCAGGCGTTGCAGGTAGCCGGGAACAACATCACCAAGTTCTTTGGTGAAAACTCCACGGTAAAAACCGGTACAGCGATTTTCAACGATACCGTTATCAGCGTCAGCGAGAATATCGGCGCTCTTGGTGCCATCCTGACCGCCACTGCTGCTGTGATGGGTAGCCGTTATGTTGGCGCACTGACTATGGCTACCTCAAAGAAAATTGATGATATTGCAGCATCGCGCCAGCAGCTTGTCGCAGAAAGGCAGGCAGCACAGGCTGCTTTGTTCGCTGCTAATTCTGTTCAGCGTAAGGCTCTGGCTGATAAAGAGGCTGCTCTTTCTTCTCTCGCGCTGGCCCAGGCTGAATATAACGTTGCAAAGGGTAGCACTGCTGAAATGTTAGCGATGGATGCGCTTGTTGCAGCAAAATCAAGGGCCAGTACTGCGTCTCTTGCTCTTGCGGAAGCTGAAAACACACAGGCTGCTGCATCAACTAGGGCGGCCGCAGCGGCAAGGGCTGCCTCTGTCGGGGTTAGCGCTGCCGGGAAGGCTCTTTCTCTTGTTGGTGGCCCCGCTGGCTTTGCAATGCTTGCAGCGACTGCCGTGTATTACCTCTATCAAAAAGTACAGCAGGCGAAGCAGGAGAGCATTGATTTTGCTGACTCTCTTGATGGCCTGACAGCCAAAATGAAGGAGATGAGCTCTGTGCAGATAGCTTCCGCTATTGCGAAAACAGAGCAATCCATCATCGATCAGCAAGATGCAATTGCTAGTTTAAGAGCTGAATATGAGCAGCTTGAACAGAAAAAAACCTTTATTGAACAAGCCGCACAGATTAGAGGGACGGCAGCGGTAGCTGATGATTTAGCAGAGGCTAATCGCAATCTGGCCGTGCAAGCTGATAAGGTAGAGCAGGCCGAGAATAAATTAAGCAGAACAACCAGCTCTCTTGGCTTGCTTAGGGCTCAAGCTAACGGTCAGTTCCGTGAGGGAATTGACCTGCTTCGCCGGGATGGGGAGGAGGCGGGTGTTGCCGCTGGCATGATGGGCAAGCTTGGCGACATGATTAACTTTGCCGCAAAAGCGAAGGAGAAATTCAACTCCAGCAGTTTGATGGTAGAGCGCCCAAAAGACGTTCAGGACTATCTTGATAAACTGCAAGACCAGGTGACACTCCAGAGCGAGCTTAACGATCGTAAGCGTGCGCAGTTGAAGGCTGAGCAGGATATAAGGAAGTTATACGCCGGAAGCGCTAATGATGAAAAATCGAAGCAGCAGATGGAAAGGGATGTGGCCTTGTCTCGTGAAAGAGCTGCTGCCGAATACGACGCCCAGCAAGCTCAGCAGAAAGGCAAAAAGGAAACCAAAGACGCCACGTCTGAGGCGACCAAATACGCTAATCAGCAAGAAGCAATCGCCCAAAAACTTGCGAATCTGAAGCAACAGTCTGAACTTGCTGCCGGTTCTACTTCTGAGCTAAGCAGAGAGCAAGCGGTTCTCGCAGCGCAACAATCACTTGGCAAAGGCGCTACCCTGGAACAAATAGCGCTGGCTGGTAAATATCGAGGCGAAATTTGGGACACAGCCAATGCACTTAAAGCGCAGGCCGCTGCTGAGAAGTTATTGCCAGAAGCGCGCGAGAACGCCAGTTATAAGCAGGATGTTCAGGATCTGAAAACTGCGCTGGATGCGAAAAAAATCAGCCAGCAACAATACAATCAAACCAGTGAGGTGTTAGAGCAACAGCACCAGGCGAACCTGGCAAAAATTCGGGCTCAGCAGGCAGTAACACCGCAGCAATCAGCTATTGGTGAAATCGACCCTGTTCAGCAATTGGCAAATCAGCACGCGCAGGAACTGGCTCTCATCCAGCAGTTTGAAACGCAAAAGGGGCAAATCACTCAGCGCGGCCTCGAACTGATGAATGCCGCTAACACCGAATACGAGCAGGCCCGTATCGCTGCTCAATGGGAAATCTATCGCAACCAGAGCACAACCAATCAGCTGATGGCTGACGCAGTAGACTCCCTCCAGGGAGGAGCTACCAATGCCATTACCGGGCTAATAAACGGCACCCAAAGCCTTCAGGAGTCGCTGGCCAATATCGGCACTACCATCCTCAACAGTGTTGTAGGCAGCTTTGTCCAGATGGGCGTGGAGTGGGTTAAGAGTCAGTTAATGGGGCAAGCCGCAGCTGCTGCATCACTGGCATCGACAATGGCCCAGGCAACCGCCGCCGCATCTGCTTGGGCTCCGGCCGCCGTGAGTGCCTCCATCGCAACCATGGGTAGCGCAGCTGCTGTTGGTCAGACTGCTTATGCAGAGTCTATGGTTGCTGCTAAGGGGCTGGCTCTTGCAGGTGGTCGCCGTTACGGTGGCGGGGTGTCTGCTGGCAATGCCTACCGCATCAACGAGAACGGCCGCTCTGAAATCTTCCAGACTGCTGGCGGTCAGCAGATGTTCATTCCGAACCAGTCAGGGAAGGTGATATCAGCTGATAAGGCCGGAGGTGGCGGTGGGGTGGTGCAGCACATCACCTTCGAAATCAACACCACCGGCGGCATAGACGATGCGACCATGGCAAAGATGGCCCAGATGATGAAGCGGGTTACCTTATTTCACATCAGTGACCAGGCCAATCGGCCAAATGGTATGATACAGCCGAGGACAAAACGGTAGTCACCGCTTCCTGGCAAGTGCTGCTACCTTTCTGGCGACATCAACGAAATGGTCGTAATCGGTAAATTCAGGATTGGATTGATATTCATCGCCAGCCTGAGATTCTACAGCCTTATATTGTATCCATGCCTCGCGAATTTTGTCTGCTTCATTACAGGATGAGTGCCAGCATAGGGTATCAATCTGCTTTTGAGTGATGGGTATTCTGACGTTCATCCGCTGTGAAATTTTTTCAATATGCGTCATAACACCGATATGCACTGGCTCAGCAGCCTTATTACGCTCGTTTCGGTAGGCGTCGCGCTTTCCGAGCTTCCTGCCAATAAAGAATGTAACAATCCCCACCAATGGAGATAACAAACCAAAAAGAGGTGAAAGATGACTGATTTTGTCGAGCATTATTCCTGGCTCCTGTGGATTCTTTTTCCCGTGTTTACGCTTCTTGTAGGATATATGAGCGGTCGGGGCTGGTTAAATTAGTGGAGGATATAATGCCAGAAATATTCACATGGACACCGCAGAAAGCCTACTCAGTTGAGCGCACGCCGAATGTTGCTGTCGTTAAATTGGGCGACGGTTACGAGCAACGTCAGGTGAAGGGTATCAACCCGTTAATGGATAAATACTCACTCACCTTTCGCGGCGTCAGCGGAGCTTGCCGTAGCAATCCAGCGAAGGATGCTGAGGCGTTCCTGAAAGCGCGAATGGCAGTAGAGGCGTTCTACTGGACGCCATCCGATACGGGAGTACAGGCGCTGTTTGTCTGCCGCTCCTGGAATATGACAAAGACCGGGCCGCTGTATGAACTGACGGCCACGTTTGAACAAGTACCACGATAAGGGGAGATGTTATGAATTTAGACCTGAGAAGCGAGGAGCACAAAATGAACAAATACATCCTAAAAGTTAAGTCACTTTATTGGTTAACGAAACTGTATCGGTGGGATTAGGTGTATATTCTTCACAAATGCCATCGCTACTGTTATTCAGTATGGAGATTGACATGGAGCGAAAAGGAGATGCGAGCCTTTCTGCTTATGAGATGGAGGCGATTGAAAAAGCCGCCTCACTAATCTGTGATATTGCTGACAAATTGGAGGCGGCGGCTTAAGTGTTTATTTCAAGAACGGTTCTGGCTGATTATTACCAAACATAGCTCTCACCGGCGGTTGCATAAGTTCATTGATTGCATGCTTTGGCACTGCTGTGCCTCCCATAGTAATTTTACTCAGTTCGTCATTAAGCTTTGCTTTTAGTGAATCGCTAAATTTCTCATCACCGCCTCGCTCGTCTAGTGCTGAAACAATGCTGTAAAGTAAGAAATTTGAGGCCACCTTGATTTTCTGATTTTCTATCTTTAGGTCATTAACCTGACGGAGCAGATCGTTAATTGTTCTTTCCATTTTGTCTCCTAAATGAGGTAATCAGCCATCCCTCCTTCATTAAGTGCGCCAGTGTCCCACCACTGACGGGCTGAACGCATACATTAACCAGAGTTATTGATTAGCAACACCCTGATATTCAGACAGTAGCCACCTCCGGGTGGCTTTTTTATGGGAGTTTGCCGTGCGCGACATACCAGCCAGTATGATTATTGATAGCGTCGATGCCGGAGTCGGCGCTTTCATTGACCTTTTCGAAGCAGACCTGCAACCATATGGCGGGGACCTTATCCGCTTCCATTCCGGTACAAATGGCTATTACGGTAACGTTATCTGGAAAGGTAACCAGTACCAGGCGTACCCGATAGCAGTGGAAGGATTCGAGTCAAAGAACGAAGGCACTTATGCCCGGCCAACAATGGTTGTGGCGAACGTGACCGGCCTGATTACCGGGATTAACCACGATTTTGATGACATGCTTGGCGTGGTAATCACCAGGCGTCAGGTGCCGGTAAAATATCTTGATGCGGTTAACTTTCCGAACGGTAATCCTGATGCAGACCCGACACAGGAGGCCGTTTCCCGCTACGTTGTCGAGGAGATGACGGAAGAGACGTTCGAACAGGTGACCTACACGCTGGCGACACCGATTGACTGCGATAACGCCATTATCCCGGCTCGCACTATTCTGGCCGACGTGTGCCAGTGGCAGTATCGCGGCGTCGGGTGTGGATATGACGGACCTCCCGTTGCTGATGAGCGCGACAATCCAACCACGGACCCGGAGAAAGATAAGTGTTCTCACCGCCGTAGCGGCTGCCGTTTCCGTTATCCGCGACCGGAACCAATGCCAATCAGCAGTTTCCCCGGCTCTCAGAAGGTTTCCTGATGCAAGAGTTACTCGAATATGCGGCGTCGTCGCAGGATGAAGTGTGCGGCTTAATCATTGATGACGAACGGCTGTTCCGCTGTCGGAACATACATCCCGATCCGGGTATGCATTTCCGTATCAGTGATGATGACTGGCTGGTGGCCGAGGAAGCAGGAGAGGTGACGGCAGTCTTTCACTCGCACCCACAAAACGTACCGTTCCTGTCTGGCGCTGATCGCCAGATGCAGGTTACCAGTGGTCTTCCGTGGTGGCTGGCGTGCGATGGCCGGATACTGAAATTCAGACCAGTGCCATTCCTGCTGGGCCGCAGGTTCGAACATGGCATCATGGACTGCTACACCCTTTTCAGGGACGTATATCACCTGTGCGGCATTGATCTGCCTGATTTTGAGCGCACTAACGGATGGTGGTTGCGCGGTGATAATCTCTATCTGAGCAACATGCCTCTCAATGGCTTCCGCCAGGTATCGACTGGCGAAGCGCAACCAGGTGACGTCATCATCAGGCAGCCATTCCCCGGCGCTGACCCTTGCCACGCAATGATTCTCCTCGAAGAAAACATGGTACTTCACCACGACCACGCCGGACATCTGAGCCGGAGAGAGCCAATGCGTCCGGCATATGTTAAGCAGATGCATTCCATATGGAGACATGAACAGTGCTCATCTTTAAATTTGCAGGCAGTTTACGCCGATTTTACCGCCAAATCCCTCTGAACGTAGATACGCCCGCTCAGGGATTGCGACTGCTTCTTTCCCAGAATCACGAATTCAAAAAAGCATTCCTCAATACAAGACTTCGGATCCGAATAGCGGGCGAGGATGTTGAGGCATCGGCTATGCAATGGCATCTGGATCGCCACCTGAAAGATGGTTCTGTAGTCCTGTTTGTGCCGGTAGTCGAAGGCGCCATCACTGCCGCTGCTGCGGCATGGATTGCGGTTGCTGTCAGCGTGGCTTCAATTGCGTACTCGGTATACATGTCCCGCAACATGAAAACTAAAACGTCAGCGGAAGCGGCTGAGACAAACACGCTAACGAATAACTCATTTACCAGTGCGGAAAACCGTGTCGGGCAAGGTCGCCCGGTGCCAATCCTCCTCGGGGAAATGGAAGTCGGCAGCAACGTAATAAGTCTCGGAATAGACACGTCTAATAATTCCGACTGGGAAGAATCAATCAGCTAAGGTGGCGCTATGTCTTCAGGTGGCGGTAAAGCATCAACCCCAAAACTACTCGACGATAACCTCAAATCAAAGCAATACTATCGCGTGCTGGATTTAATTTCCGAGGGCGAAATATACGGCCCGGTAGATCAGGAGCACCTGTCTTCCTTTAAGCTCAATAAGACGCCTGTCACTGACTCGAACGGTAATGTCAACGTGAACGGAATTAGTGTTGCATGGCGCCCCGGCTCGGAGACTCAGGAGCCAATCAACGGTTTCTCTGCAATCGAAGCGACTACCATTGTTAACACTGAGGTCACTTACGATACCCCGCTGGTACGCACCATAACCGATCAGGATGTAACCCGCGTTCGTTTCAACGTCGGAACAACAGGGTTAGTTGAGCAAGACACCAAAGGTAACCAAAAGAACACCTCAGTAACTATGGTCATTGAGTCCCGGACCGGTTCAACCGGGTGGGTTATCGAAAAAACGTTACTATAGGCCCAGGTAAAATATCCGGTGAGTATCTTGAGGCGCACCTGATTGACGCGCCGGAAACTAAACCGTTCGATATCCGAGTGCGTCGAATTACGCCGGACAGCACCAGTGATTTGCTGTCAAACGGCACCATCTGGAACAGCTACAGCGAGATCACCGACGATAACCTGAATTATCCGTTCTCCGCTATTGCGGGTGCGGTTATTGACCGTGACCAGTACACCGATACCCCTAGTCGCACATATCATCTTCGCGGCCTGATTGTGGATGTTCCTGACAACTACGATCCGATAGCCAGAACTTACTCTGGGTTGTGGACTGGCGGATTCAAAAAAGCGTGGACTAACAACCCGGCGTGGCTGTTCCGTGAACTGGCGAAGAATACGCGTTTTGGCCTGGCGAAACGTGCCGGTTATATCGATGTAGATGACGGTGCGTTGTACGTCCTCTCACAGTATTGCGATCAGCTTGTTAATGATGGCTACGGCGGGCAGGAACCAAGGATGACGCTGAATGCCTATATTACCGAGCAGGCGAGTGCGCGAGACATTCTAGATAAGATAGCGAGCATGTTTCGAGGTATAGCGCTGTGGGACGGGATGCGACTGTCTGTCATGCTGGACGCGCCACAAGACCCAATTGCGACAATCACGAATGCTAACGTGGTTGATGGCGAGTTCAAGCGCAGCTCCGTGAAGCGTTCAGAGAAATACAATGCCGTTGTTGTGTCCTGGACTGACCCGGATAACGGCTGGGAGCAGGTAAAAGAGTATGTTTCCGACGATGAGATGATCGCCCGCGGGAACTACAACGAAACAACAATTGAAGCATTCGGGTGCACGTCTCGTGGTCAGGCATGGCGCGCTGGGAAATGGCTTCTTGAAACGGCGAAACGGGAAAGCAGCAGACTGTCTTTCCAGATGGCGCGCGATGCTATCCACTTCACGCCAGGTGACATCGTTGAAGTCATGGACAACAACTATGCTGGTGCGCGTCTTGGTGGGCGCATCATGTCGCACGCGGGCAATAAGATTACCGTTGATGCTGTTGATTCGTCTCTGATATCAGAGGGCGACACCATGTCGATCATGGGTAGTGACGGGAAATTCGTTAAGTACGTGATTGCCAGCATTGCCGACAACATCGTGACGCTGAAAACCACACCTGCATGGGTTCGTGACGGGACTGTATTCGCTATCTCTACCAGCAACGTTTCCACCAGACTATTCCGCATCCTGAGCGTTGCAGAGACGGATAACAATTCTGTCTACAGCATCACCGCATCGCAGCATGATCCGAACAAACAGGCCATTGTTGATGAAGGCGCAGTGTTTGAAGTCCCCAACGATACGCTGAACGGTTACCGTGTACCGAACGTGGAGAACCTGCGCATCATCAACACCAACTCAGAGACTGTCCAGGTTACGGCCACGTGGGAGACGGCAACCACTACCAAAAAGCTGATGTTTGAAGTGTATGTATACACCGATGACGGGAAAGTGGTTGCGCAATATGAAACAGACCAGTTCCGCTACGAGTTCTTTGGTCTGAACGCCGGCGGATACACGCTTGGCGTTCGCGGTCGCAATGAAAACGGAATGAAAGGCGCTGAGACGCAAATTAGCATGGTCATCGGTGCGCCACCTGCACCATCCAGTGTTATCTGGACGCCTGGCTTGTTCTCTGCTGACCTGGTCCCCGTCATGCGCATTACGGCAACGACAGACACATCGTTTGAGTTCTGGTACTCAGGGCAGAGTCAGATCGTCAATTCTGCAGATATTGAAGACCAGGCGCAATTCCTTGGGCGCTCAAATCAGTGGACGTTGCATGGATTGCAGGCGGATAAGACCTATTACGTGTATGTACGAACCAGAAACGCATTTGGCGTATCAGATTTTGTTGAGGCATCCGGTCAGGCATCTGCCGATATTCCAGGGATGATCGAACTCATAGAAGAGCAGATTCGCGAATCTGATGCGTTTAAAAATGTTCAGGAAGGCGTGGATACCAATCTCGAAGGCATTATGGAAAACGCCCTCGCGAACCACGGCACTGTTGAGCATCAGTATCAGCAATACGGTGAAGTGCGTGCCGATATCATGGTTGTTAAAACAACAGTCGCGACTGCTGAGAAAGGATTAGCAGATTTGTCGACTTATGTTCAGTCCCAAATTGGCCCTGACGGGAGTCTCACCTCAGCAGTTAATCAGAAGATGACAGCCGAGGTAAATAGCGATGGGACAGCCAAAGCCTCATACACACTAAATATGGGTATCGTACGAAACGGTGTGAAATACAATACCGGTTTCGGCATGTCTATTGAGCCAGACGGCAGCGGTGGTTACAAATCAACGTCGGTGTTTGCCGCTGATCAGTTTGGCATTTATTCCGGAAGTGATCCTGGAAACTATACCGCTGCGTTCTTTGTCTATAACGGACAGGTATTTATCAGAGATGCTTTAATCCAGGACGGTAGCATCACTAACGCCAAAATTGGTAACTATATTCGATCCAGTTCTTACATATCTGGTCCCGGTGGAACGGGGTGGAATATAGATAAAAATGGTAACTGTGAATTCCATGGTCAGTTTTATGCGAACAGCGGTCAGTTTGCCTTCAATGGCGAAAGCAACACGGTTGTAATAAATGGGAATGGTATCACGGTCAATCTCCCAGGTGGTGGTCGTGTTGTTGTTGGTCGCTGGACATAAGGTGAAATATGCCGGAAGGAATACTGATAGATTATAACGATGGCCGTCCTGCGATGGCGATTACAGCGGGGCTCCGTGCCCCGTCGTTTTGTGCCAATTTTTCAGGGAGCGGTACCGGAGCGAATCAATTTCGTGTCGATAGTCCGTTGACTCCTGGTTCGACAGTTTTTGTTTTACCGACACGTCCGGTTGACGTTCAGGAGTTCGCAGACAATCAGACATGGATAGTTTTACCGATATATATGACATCCGTTACAAGAAACGGAGACAACGGTGTGACTGTTAACGGTACAAACAGGGGGAACTACCAGCGAATACCAAACTGGGCAGGAACTGTATTTGAAATTCTCCCTGCTGCTACTTACAACGAAGGACTTCTCGTTTCCAACTCTACTGATTTCACTGCAATTTCGAATCAGGCAAGATTAATGACATGTGCTTACGTTGGCACGGTGACAGTCAACGGCTCGATGGCGCTTCCCGTATCAGGAATACCATTCGGGAAGTGGGATAACAATAATGTGTCTGTAGGATTTGACGGAGCAAATATTATTGTAAGAGACATCAATTACTCAGGACGGGATGATGTTTCCGCATCTGTAACAATGGAACTGGTAATTTTCAATAATACCGCGCCTGTAGCCGGTGATGGAATTACCATGACTAATTCGGCTGGGCAGGTGACGTTTTCAACAGTGAAGCGGCCATTTGTGTATGACCAGCAACTAACGGTAACAGACAATAATCAATACATAGGTGATAAATATTGTCAGATAGTATTCACTGGCGCACAGTCAAGACGAGTGGATGGATATTTTAATATAAGGAAAAAGGGCGTGGTAATGTCAGGTGGAAACATCCGTTCAGCGTATAACCAGGTTGTTGGTAATTACAATGACAACAGATTTGATATGTCATTTAATCAAAATATCAATATGCCAATTCTTGTCCTTCCGGATATGTATTGAGGAAATATTCATGTCAGCAGGAACCTTAACTCTTACCAATAGCGCTGATGCTGTTACTGGCAGCGGCACATCCTTTACAACAGAACTTGCTGCTGGTGATTTTATTGTCGTAACTGTCGGCGGCATCCCTTATACACTCCCGGTTAAAACAGTAAATAACAATACATCACTGATGCTGGTTAGTGTTTACACAGGCCCGACACAATCCGGCGCTGCGTGGTCTGCCGTGCCTCGTGTTGCTTTGAACATGGTCACGGCTGCCTTGGTGGCTCAAAGCGCTGAGGCATTGCGAGGACTGAATTACGATAAGCAGAACTGGCAAAGCATTTTTAGTGGAGCCGGTAACATAACAATCAAATTACCTGATGGTTCTGCGTGGAACGGCCCTTCGTGGAATAACATTAGTGAAACACTTAACCAAAAGGCTTCGAGTGGAGCTAATCGCGATATAACCAGTATAGGCGGATTAACCACACCATTAAGCCTGTATCAGGGAGGGACCGGTGGTAATACCCATCAGTCTGCATGTAATGGTATAGGGGCGCTTCAGGTAAACAGAAATGTGCTAAATGCAGGTGATCCACATTTACCAACATGTTCGTTTTTCCTCGGTGATGGGCAGGAAGCTGGTGGTAATGGTAAACCATATCCATATTCAACTATTCTGAACGTTTCTGAATCAGGAAATACTGGTGAAAACGGTAATTATTCACAAGTTTCATTCCCGTCAATACAGGAGTCTGCTCCGCGAATTCGTCAAAGATTTGGCGGAAGCTCTCCGCGGTTAACCAACTGGCGAGACTTTCTGGTCAGGGACCTCAATACCTCAGTAGACACAAATGGTTTTATAAAGATAGCGTCTCCGGTTGTTAAAATTTATGCAGACGGTAGTTTTGATGTAAACAATGAGTCGGAGGGAATAACGGTAACGCGGCTTGCCGTTGGGGAGTATTTGATATCTGGGTGTCTGGGGATGAACGCTGATGCTGCATGGGGCGGTATTGACGGAGGATTTGATATCCCGCTTGATATAAACAAGCAACCCCGTATCTGGCTTGATTATGAGGTAAATACAGACGGTTCGATTCTTGTAAAAACATACCATCGTACACATCCGCAATCGCCAAAATTTGCCAGAAACGAGATTGATAATCTGACAAATGGAGATCCGATTGATATACCGTCAGACTCATTTGTTTCTGTGCGTGTTGAAATGCCGGCTGACAGCATCTGGAATCAGAAACAGGAAGCCGTCCATATCGCTATGGTGGAAGCCAGGATGAAGGAAGAGCGGACTGATGGCAATAATGTGTAGCGATTATTTATGACGTCTGGATGTCGACGCTGTACAGAAAATTCACAGCCTCTAAACTGGCTTAAATATGCGCACATGACAATACAGCCAGAAAATTTACAAAACCCATAATTTGAATTGAGATAGAAACTTACAAACGAAGCGATGAATATTTAAACAGCCGTAGCGACTCCGGTATCTTGCGCACATGTTCAAATGAAACTACTGTATATAAAAACAGTATTAGAGGTATGGATTATGGAATTTTTCAGACCTACAGAGTTGCGCGAAATTATTTCTCTCCCATTTTTCAGTTATTTAGTGCCGTGTGGATTCCCCAGTCCCGCGGCGGACTACATTGAGCAGCGCATCGATCTTAATGAGTTGCTCGTTTCTCATCCGAGCTCAACGTATTTTGTCAAAGCAACGGGGGATTCAATGATTGAAGCAGGCATCAGCGACGGTGACCTGCTGGTGGTGGATAGCTCACGAACTGCTGAACACGGCGATATTGTTATCGCAGCCGTGGATGGGGAGTTTACTGTTAAACGTCTGCAGCTGCGCCCTACGGTTCAGCTCAATCCAATGAACAGCGCTTATTCGCCGATCATCGTCGGCAGCGAAGACACGCTGGATGTATTCGGCGTCGTCACTTTTATCGTTAAAGCAGCGAGTTGAGTATGTTCGCACTTTGCGATGTTAATTCGTTTTACGCCAGTTGTGAAACTGTATTCAGACCAGATTTGAGAGGGCGTCCGGTTGTCGTACTGTCGAACAATGATGGTTGTGTGATTGCGCGCAGCGCCGAGGCGAAGCAGCTCGGTATCGCAATGGGCGAGCCATACTTTAAACAGAAAGAACTCTTACGGCGATCCGGTGTTGTTTGCTTCAGCAGCAATTATGAGCTTTACGCTGATATGTCGAACCGGGTAATGACCACGCTCGAGGAGATGTCGCCGCGGGTAGAAATTTACAGCATTGATGAGGCTTTTTGTGATCTGTCTGGTGTACGAAACTACCGGGATCTGACAGATTTCGGGCGCGAGATAAGAGCGACGGTCCTGAAGCGCACGCACCTGACTGTCGGTGTAGGCATTGCCCAGACGAAAACCCTTGCCAAGCTGGCTAACCATGCTGCGAAAAAGTGGCAGCGCCAGACCGGCGGGGTGGTTGACCTGTCGAACATCGATCGCCAGCGTCGGCTGCTGGCCCTGGTGCCCGTAGAGGATGTCTGGGGTGTCGGCAGACGCATCAGTAAGAAGCTCAATGCTTTGGGCATCAAAACTGCTCTCGATCTCTCCGAACAAAGCACCTGGATAATCAGAAAACACTTCAATGTTGTGCTGGAGCGTACCGTGAGAGAGCTTCGCGGAGAGCCATGTCTGGAACTTGAAGAGTTTGCGCCGGCAAAGCAGGAGATCGTTTGTAGCCGCTCTTTCGGCGAGCGGGTCGCAGACTATGAGTATATGCGCCAGGCCATTTGCAGCTATGCTGCGCGCGCGGCAGAGAAACTCCGCGGCGAGCACCAGTACTGCCGTTTCATTTCAACATTCGTCAAAACATCACCCTTTGCCATGAACGAGCCCTACTACGGGAACAACGCCGCGGTGAAGCTTCTCACCCCCACGCAGGATTCACGCGACATTATCAATGCGGCTGTGAAATGCCTGGATAAAATCTGGCGCGACGGCCATCGCTACCAGAAAGCGGGTGTAATGCTGGGTGACTTCTTCAGCCAGGGCGTGGCGCAACTCAACCTTTTCGATGATAACGCACCGCTCGCCGGTAGCGAGAAACTTATGGAAGTACTGGATCTCCTGAATGCAAAGGAAGGCAGGGGAACGCTGTATTTCGCCGGGGAGGGTATCCAGCAACAGTGGGCTATGAAGAGAGAAATACTTTCGCCTCGGTACACTACAAGGTACGCTGATCTACTGCTTGTCAAGTAG